CCCGTACAAAGAGTGGTAAACACCACACTCTGCGTTGGGGGCCTGCTGTGCATATCCACTAGACAGAGTAATCTGTCTTCCAAGAAGGGAACTCCCTCATCATGGCTGTCCCAATGAAAGAAAAGGTGAATACTCGTAGTATTGTGTATCCACCAAAATATTCTTTCTCGACCAAAAAACAAGTCGAACCTTCTATTAAAGAAGATGTTGGGCAGTCAGTCTCCAGATTATGGAGATCGAGCGGTAACCCTATTAACCGTGTAACGGGTAATAGGGAGGGAGGTGGCTCTTTTCAAGTCACCCACACCGGTTTATTTGTAAATCCCGGTAGTGTTGAGAACATTTGTTGGCCTTCGGCCCAGAGAACTTATTCTGGTCCGGTAATTGGCTCGTTCATCAAATCCCCGCATTGGGAACACTATAAGCAGGAACCTCAATCTGCACCAGACGAAAAAGGTCTGAATGCAGCAGGGGCTACTGCTATAGCTCAATGCGCACCAAATAATCCTACCGCCAATCTTTCTTCAACTCTTGGAGAGTCCATGAGAGATGGAATACCATCTCTACCAGGTATCTCCTTATGGAAGAAGAAAACTGAAATCCTAAAGTCTTTAGGATCAGAGTACCTTAACTACCAATTTGGGTGGCGACCACTGAAGGAAGAAGTTTCCAACGTGGTTAATGCTGCCCGTCAACATCGTGACGTAATGCAAAATTATCGTCACAATGAAGGTAGAGACGTACATCGGCGATTCGATTATCCTGATGAGAGGCAGGTTTACGAGCACGAAGTCGGGCTCGCAAACGCGGTTGGCTGGCCTTCTGGTAGTAAATACCAGTCGCTTAGTCAACCTGCTGCAACGGTAGTCACCGTAACGGAAAACGTTAGAAAGAGATGGTTCGAGGGCTGTTTTACCTATGGTGGCCCATCCAAAACTGACAGCTTTGGACGTCACCTAGGCTTCGGCTCAGAAGCCGATGCAGTCTACGGACTAAATCTTTCCCCAGATGTTCTCTGGGAGATGACCCCGTGGAGTTGGGCCGTCGATTGGTTTACGAATGCTGGCGACGTTATTCATAACGTTGGCAACTTCGCAGCCGCCGGTCTTGTGATGCGGTACGGGTATATGATGGAAGAAAACATCTCTACCACGTATACGCGCTATGGATCATCCTGTTGGAATTATTTTACTGATTCCGGTCAGGTGAAATCCAAGCGTGAAGGTCCCTGTTCTATAGGATACTTGAATGTATCTAAGTCTAGGGTCCCCGCTAACCCCTTTGGGTTTGGTGTTGGTTGGGAGGGTTTGTCACCGACCCAACTCGCCATAACTGCAGCAATCGGTATCACCCGGTTTCTGTAGTAGTTGTTCATACTACGTAAAACCAGGTGGAACGATCCACCTACCAAAATAGGAGTGTGCCTAATGGCGCTGACCGATCCCCAGAAATTTAAAGAAGTTACTGGAACGGAAGTGACTGCTCCCCGAGTTTCATCGGGGGACTTCAAATCCGTATACAGCACTTCTGACGGGCTTAATAAGCTGACTCTTAGTACTTCAGAGTCTAGCTCAAATAGGCTTCGTCATCTGGTGCGTATCGACGTTGAAAAGCTAACTACCAATATCTACGAAGAATCCAAGAAACAGGCTGTCTCGATGAGTGTTTATCTCGTCGTAGACCGTCCGCGAAATGGATACTCCGTTGCGGAAGCTAAGAAACTGGTTGAAGGCCTTGTTGGTCTTCTTTCGGCCTCTACTTACGCGCTCACCGAAAAGGTCCTCGGCGGAGAGAGCTAAGCTCTCTTCTCCTTTGGACGTGTTGCTAGACCATTTAGAATGATCTGGCGACTTATCGGAGATATTACTACGACAATTGTGCTTCAAGTTGAAGCCATTGTCGAGTTCCTTGAAAGGAGGTAGCCTTGCGCGGTGATTATGATTACAACCACGCAACTTCCAGTACTCATCATGCCGTGACGGTAGTTCTTATCGTCCTGGTCATGCTGGCACTAGGAGGGCTCTTCATAGGCCTGAATATTCTCGAGCACTTTTAGTGCTCAGCCTAGCTTTGGTAAGCTAGGTTGAATATTCTCCCTTCAGCGCGATGGGCTAAGGATAACCACCTCTATTAGGAGGGGCTATGAAAAGCCTGATCGCACTCTGGAATGTGCTAGCGTATGAACTAGCTAGCAGATGTAGCACGAGCACCACCATGGATGTTAAAACCATCCAAGGTCGGACCGAAAACGAGGGTTTATCTTTTCTTACGATAACCCTTCCAACCTTTGGAAAAGACTTTCAGTATTGTCTCGACCAAGGGTTCGTCGTTCCCGAATCCTTCCTTCCGTTTAAGAAGGTAGGATCGTGTCTCCCCTCATTCTTGAGAGGTTTCACGGAACGTGTTTTCGATCCTGGTACTGGTGTCCTCTTGGACAAACCAGATATTGAAGCTATCTATGCTATAAGACAATTGACTTTGATCTTTAGCAAGATGCTTCTACCTTGCACTCCCGAGAGGGAGCGTAAGGCTATGTCCGATTATGTCCAATGTGATGAGGAGGTCAACTATGTTGAATCCATTCTGCCTGATTCTGATGTTAATGAATTTGGCCGTATGGCTCAACTTTTGTTTCGAGATGTTTTCCTTGACTTAGACATTGCTGTCTTTAATCAAGAAATCGTTCCGAAACACGGTCCTGGTGCCGTTGCTGAGGGCCTTTCCAGCAATGGAAAGTACCAAAGCCGGTATTGGACCGACCGTCTAGAGTCCGTCTTCCATGTCGGAGACTTTCTCTACCCAAATGCACGTTATGTTTCTGACGTGTATGAGGATGACGGTGTTGACTTCCGAGAACCCGGCACTGAGTTGCCCTCTCGGGTTATCTCAGTACCTAAGACGCAGAAGACGCCCCGCATTATTGCAATCGAGCCCTCATCTGTACAGTATGTACAGCAAGGAATACTCGAGCGCATTATGCATAAAATCCATTCAAGCTTCTTGAATGGATTTATCGGAACTAAGTCACAAGAGCCTAACCAGCTCTTAGCTCAGAGGGGTTCCCTTGACGGGACCCTCGCCACGCTCGATTTGAGTGAGGCGTCCGATAGAGTGTCTTCTCAGCTCGTCGAAACCATGATGCGGAATCATCCCCTCGCAAGAGAGGCTGTTTTCGCGTGTAGGTCTCAACGGGCTTCTGTTCCTGAACACGGAATAATTTCCTTGTCCAAGTTCGCGTCTATGGGTTCTGCTCTCTGCTTTCCTATGGAGGCTATGGTTTTCTTAACCATTATCTTCCTTGGGATTGAGAGAGAGCGAGGACATCGGTTTTCCAAGAAGTCAGAATTAATTGACTATCTTGGCGAGGTGCGTGTCTATGGGGACGATCTCATTGTTCCCATGGATTGTGTGCATACCGTTGTCGATCTTCTTGAGCGCTATGGCGCAAGAGTGGGTCGCAGCAAGTCCTTTTGGAACGGTTCGTTCCGAGAGTCTTGCGGGAAAGAGTTCTATGCAGGCCAGGACGTTTCCATTGTCAAGGTCCGCAGGGAATTCCCTTCACATCGGCAGCACGCGGCTGAGGTGGTATCACTTGTTTCTCTCCGAAACCAGTTTTACTTCACTGGTAACTGGGATGTTTGCAAGTGGTTAGATGGTAAGATTACAGGTTTGATTAAATTCTTTCCTGTAGTCGAACCTACCAGCTCAGCGCTTGGTCGTCACTCCTTTCTTGGTTATATTGCCGAGAGAGAAGACGAGCATCTACACCGGCCTTTGGTTAAGGCTTGTGTACTGTCATCTCGCTCTCCGAGAGATCCTCTCGATGGGCCTGATGCCATGCTCAAGTACTTTCTGAAGCGTGGCGTAGAACCCACGTTTGACGAGAGTCACTTGGAACGTGCTGGACGTCCTCGTAACGTCTACATCAAAACGAGGTGGGTAACTCCATACTAATGGAGATCCCTGGGTTGTTCCTTTAATTGGAACAAGCTCTTAATTGAGCTTGGGAGACTATGTTTCGTCTCCATCTGGGTAGGACATTTCCTACCTGGGGAGATGCACATGGCTGTGCATCTCCCAAC